TTTTTGATGCCATCGCTTGCATTCAAATTCGATAATTCTATTTGTACTGGACTATCATTTGTATCCGAAACAATTGCTTCATTTACAACATCCTCAATAGCACTATCGACTTCTGGATGAAGTGCCATTTCACGATATCTCCTCAAGAGATCATTTTCGTTCTTATAAACACCTTCAAGATCTAAATACGATCCATAAAATCCAGCGCCAGACGATGCATAATAGTCAACCCCGTCCGCATTGTTAGGCGGAACGGGGGACTGTATAGTTGGAGATTTGTCTTCTCCTTCAATTGAAAAACCAAATAATCTAGCCATCTATGGAAAAAGAGCAGTTTTCTTACTGCTCTATTTATCCAACTAGATTATCTAACTCTCTGACCAGTCAGATCTTTATTACCACTAGAACTCTTACCTGGAAGTTCCCAGTATTGTACTTGGAACTCAACAGTGAATTCTTCAATGGTGTCACCAGTGTCGTATGACAGATCAATCTGTGATACATTTGTTGGGAAGATATCATAGAAGCGATATGTCTTCAGTTGTGGTGATGGACTGTTGCCATTACCATTTGCCTGTTCGGTCGCATCACTGGTTGTTGAGAATCTACCAGCATTGTAACCACGACCTAACTGATAGACATAAGCATCAGTCATGTAGGAAGAAGGATTGGTTGCACCAGAAGCGTTGTCAAGCTTACTGATTGCATTCATCCATGCTTCGAACTGAGTTCTGAGCAGGAAGTCTTCATCGTTGATGATGGTTACTGTCCAGGTATCAAACGTGCGGTCACCTGCGAGTTTCAGAATACGACCTCTGAAAGGAACGTCGATTGGTGCAATGTTTGATGCAGGAAGAGCAGCTGACTTGCAAAGGAAACGGAATGTTTCCTGTTCCTGGTTCTGCCATCTGGCAGGAAATTCAGAATTTATTGCTGCTGCTGGGAATGATGGGATGTCAACTTCAAACAGGTTAGGGCGAGCACCACCCCCCTGCATTCTGGATTTGAAGTTAGTGATTGTTCTTAATGCCATTTTAGGGTCCTCCGGGTTTTATTTGATAATTAAGTTTGGATCAAACACGACCAGCAACTTCATTGAAGCTGATGCCAGATCTTGTAGCAACGAAAGTAAGTTCAACAAAGTTAATAGACTTAGCAGGCTTCAAGAAGATATCTGCACGGAACTCATTTTGATCGATGATATCTGGTGTGTTATTTGTAGAGTCACAAATAACCAGGAAGTCAAAAATACCTCTCTTAGACTGAATGTCTCTAAGGAATGGTTCAACAATGTTCACAAAGTTTGCTCTTGTAATCTCATCGTTGAATTCGAAGAGTTGAGCATCTGCTGCTCTTCCAAGTGCTTCCTCAACAAAGAGGAACAGGCGACGAACGTTGATTCTATCGAACGCTGAAGAGAATGCAAGACCGGTCTTATCACCAAAGAGAACTACGCCACTACCAGGCTTATTGATGATTGGGTTAATTCTTCTTGGGTAAAGAAGATCTCTCTGTGCCTTGGTTGGGTTGTATGCAAGTTTTACAGCATTCAGAAGAACACCTCTTTGCTGACCAGCAGGTGAGAACCATGGGAAAGCATCTCTAGTTGTTCTTGCCATAATTCCTGCAACGTCTGCGTTACATGGAACATAACGGAAGGTATCATTGAATCTGTCATAAACGAACTTATAACCAGAGTCAAATACCGCGTAGGAAGATGATGTAAGTGGTGAGAAGAAGTCAATAATATTATTTGTCTGGGTGTTTGCATCAGACAATCCAACAACAGATGCTCTGTTTGGAGAAATACATGCAAGGCAATCCTGTCTGAGTTCTGCAAGAGCAATCAACTTGTTTGCTTTTGCTTGTGATTCTTCCTTGGTTGAAAGACCAGGACCCATGATCAGGAAGTCAACATCAACTTCTGATTCATCCTCAAACTTACCATATGCAGTATTCAGGTTACCAAGAGTTGCTGTCAGTGAACCAGAAAGTTCAAGATCCTCATTTCCATCATAGTTCTTACCACCAAGCAAGGTGTAAGTAACATTTCCAAGTGCAGAGAAGGTTACGCCCTGAGCATTTTGTGCCCAGAGACCATCTGAAAGTGAGATTGCAGTAAAGTTCTCTCCAGTAAATGCAGTTGCTGTTGGAGTTGTGCCGTGATAAGCATCAACTGCTTGCGATGCATTATAACCAGCAAACAAATACTCAGAGTTGTCTGCAAGGAAGTTCTTGTAGTAGATTCTTGTTGGTGAATTTACACTAGAAACAGCATCCTTTGCTTTTGAAAGGAATGTCCACTTCTCAAGAATTGTTGCTGCGTTTCCGCTAATTGTACCCTTATCATCAACAACTACAACGTGAACAGCATCATTTCCGCCGTCTCTGTTGCGGGAGTATGAGTTTGCTACAGGTTTTGGAGCAAGGGTCTTCCAGAAGATTACGCTGTTATCAAGACCAAGTTTTTGCTGATCGTACCAGTCTTGTACACTAGCAGCACTGAATGCGCCAACGCCATTTCCAGAACCGTTATCTGTACCAACACCTGCAGAGTTTACAAAGGTCAGAACGTCACTTGCGGAAATTGATGCGGTTGCATTTCCTTCTGCATAAGTGATTGAAGTTTCTGTTCCTGCAGCAGAAACGCGAGAAAGAATCTTAACATCGAAAGAACTTGCAGTTCCTGATGTTGCAGTAGTAACACCAGTGATGATTGCCTTCAAGTGACCAGAAAATACTGCTGTTGTTCCACTACCAGGAAGAACGGAGTTGATTGCAACAGTAACACCAGCACCAATAGTAACACCAGCATCGCCTGGGTTCGTTGTTGTGATACCGATGATTTGGTCAGCAATGTCATCAATCTGACAGACCTTAAGGTCATTTGCCCATGAACCTGGATCTTTTGCAGCATAGATGAAGTTATTTGCTGAGGAATAGTTCTCGGAATAATCGTCGTAACTCTTGATTTTCAGAGCAGTTGTAGATGCAATACCAACACCTGCGTTTGCATTCTTCAGATCGTTACCGTCAACACGAACGACGTTCAGAGTTGCTCCGTATGAAAGATATGAGGAAGCAGACATCCAATACTCAAAGTGGTTGCCAGCACCGTATGGTTTGCCGAAAACATTAAGAAGATTTTGCTCTTCTTCGATTTTTCTTGGTGCCTCAACAGGACCCTTTTCAAAAGGACCTGCAATACCACCAATAGAAGGATTGACATTATCAGCTCTTCCAACTGTTAAGTCAACTTCCCTAATTCTTACACCAGGAGATAGTTGTGGAGTGGCCATTCGTTTTTTCTCCGACTTTTGAAATTAACTAAAAATATTTATTATTTTCGATTGTTTCACTGGGGAAATATGGCGTGAGCATTTTACCAGTCTGGATATACATCTGGTTTATCCTTCTTCTCTTTTCTGATTTTAGAAATTCTTTTTATTGTACACTCCTTACACTCATAAGAATAAGAAGATGCTGTTGCTCCCCTATCTTTTCGTGTTCTATAAAATCCATCGATTAAATTTTTTTCTACACCACAAGTACGACAAACTCTATCATCAAGTAGTAGATGTCCAAATTTAAATTGGTCTTCTAGTTCCATTACATATAGTCCCACATATAAGATCTATCACCATATTCATCAACATACCAACGGTCACCATTATTGTCTACAAAACTATCCTCATCAAGACCATCAGAGATAAATCCAAAGGGAGACATATCTTGTTCGATCTGATTCTTTTGTTCTTCATATATTCTTTTTCTTACATCCTGGTCAGTTAGTTCTTTAAAGTAATCCTGAGCAACTAACCACGCATAAATCACAAGACACATCGCAAGGTCATCGTTACAACCATCCTCTGCCTCAAATGAATTATTCTTTTGAATAAAGGTTGTAAGTTCAGAGATAATTTCATAATCGTTGATAAGGAGTTTATCTTCCTCAATCATAGTCTTGAGGTTAAGAGAACCAACCTTCTTGACCGTCTTGGACATTTTAAGACCAAGTTGTGTTTTCTTTCCAGAAAATCCTTGACCGACAATTTGACCTGCTCTACCTCTCATTGAGCACATTAAAAGATTCTGATACTCCAAATCATATTGAAGAATTGCAGCAACCTGATCTCCAACATCATTAACTTCACATAAGATGTAAGCACTATTATAACTCTTTGCAACTTCCCAAATTATATTGGGGAACATCATTGGTTTTATTTCATTATTTCTATACTTCGCAACAACTCTATGAGGAAAGGTAGTAATGTCTGTAACGACAAAAGCAGAGTAATCATTACCAACTCCTCTCGCAACGTCAACCGTTACAATATAATCATGATTTCTAATTGGATCAGTATAAACATCCAATCCAGCACTCTTAGTTTTTGGTGCATCATAAACTAAGGTCCTTAATTTACTCGGAGCAATCAGAGTATCAACTGAACCAAGAAACTCGCAATTATGTGAAATTATTTTATTGGTAATGTATAAGTTTTCTTCTCCTACATCCAATAAATCATATAGGTATATTCCTTTCTCAACTATTTCATTATAAACAACTTTTTTACCTTGAATAATATCATCAGGTTTCAAAGAAGATGCCTTCACCTTCTCACTGCCGAAGGAATGGTTATCGGAACATTTTATTTCACTTCCATCATCAAAAATAATCCAATGATAAAATGGTTTGAAAACTTTTTGTATTCCACTAAATGATTGAAATCCAGTTGGTGTCTTTACTTTTATATCATTATTTACTTTATACATTTGACCAACACTCCTTCAATATAATACGTTTCATTCCTTGCGATGTTATATCATATTCAGAAGAATATTTTTTACAGAATGCTTGTATATAAGACAGTTTTCTACCATTTTTCATAACTTCTCCCACACCATCAATATATGGTTGTTCTTCATATAATTTTCTTATTTGTTTGATTTGTTCATCACTGACCTTTCTACTCCAAACAATACCTTTTCTTGTATTAGTAAATCTTTGGATTGTTTCTTTGCTAAAACAACCTTTCTTTCCTTTGTTCCAAGGTATATTTCCTTTTTTTACTCCACCGATACCCTTCCTCTCATACTCATCAAATCCTTCTCCACCACCAGTTTTATTCCAACCATTTTTATAAGTGTCATATTTTTTTATATTTTCTATTTCTAGATTTTTGGCATCATTAGAGGAAAGATTTTCAAATAAAATCTCAAATGTATGTGGTGGTTTTTGTCTTTTATGGGTTCTTTTTCTTTCATCTATATGTTGTGTCTGACCAACATATTTGATAATACCATCAATATCTCTTAACAAGTAAATATAATACATAGTTTTTATTTTTATTTATAATCCAAGAAATTCACAATCTATTATATAAATCTTCTATTTTTACCTCACTAACAACTCCATTTTTTTCAATCTCTATCAACGTGTCTCCACTAACACACTCAAACTCAACTTTAAATTGCTGTTCTGACGTGTTAGCAATCGTCTGTCTTTTCCATTCACTATCTCTTCCAGGAACTTCAGTCCAGTGAACATCAGTTGGAATATAATCATTTGCATTCTTCTCCGCATCATGCCACATTCTATAGAAGTGGTTCATGCCATGAGGCGTTGAAACAATAATTACCTTCGTTGATTTACCAGAAGTAATAGTAGGATAAACAGAGGCAAAGAAGGCATCTGCAACATGGTTTGGAACGAACGCAAATTCGTCGAGGAAGAGAATGTTAAACGACATGCCTCGGACAGCACTTGCAGACGTAGAAGCAGCCAGTATCTTTGATCCATTTTCTAATTCTATATTACCTTTGTTCCATACAAGAATACCCTGTTGCATCCATTTGGGCAAGTTCTCATATGCAGTTGCAAGTCTTGCTAAAAGTTCTCTTGCAGTTGATGCCTTGTTTGCAAGAATACCAATATTAACACTATCATTAAAGATTGCATAGTGTAAAAGATAAGAGACCACAGTGGTAGACTTACCAGTCTGACGAGGCATCTTACAGATATTAAATCTGTTGTGATGGAAATTTTTAATAAGTTTCTCTTGAAAGTTATATGGAGTAAATTGAGTTAGTCCTTCATCAAGAGAAACAATCTTTACGTAGTTCTTTGCAAAATAAACAGGGTCATCCTTACAACTAATAAATTCTTCAATATTACTAGAACTGAATTCAATCGGCGTATTTGCCTTCTTCAGATTGGGATTACCAAGATATACATCAGACATATTTAAAACTTATTATTTTTTACCGGCCATGTAATATGTAGTGCGCAAGTCAAAAATAATATAAAACCAATTACAAAAAGAGTAGACATATCATTCAATCAAAGTACCATGTGC